GCATATACATAAGAACCGCACACAGCTATAAGCTGTGATCCGCCTGAAGATATGGTTCTCAATCCTCTTACAGATTGTTTATTTGGAAAAGTTGTAAGTAAAGTTAATCCTGGCGTAGGATAAAGAGCAATAATTCCTCTTTCGCCTTGTGCTTTTGTAGGGTCTATCTCAGGCCGCCAATTAATACATTCTTGGTCATTCTGATAAATAGAAGGGGCTGTGTAGGAAGCTCCTACAAATCCGAATTCAGCCATTATCCTGTAAACCCACCGCTAAGAATCCAACCAGCATCTTTAGCTTTGCCTGAAAGCATTGCATCAGGGAAACTAGCAACTTGCACAGGCTTCATATTAGTGCGTTTTAATGTAGCTTTTGCTTGTGCGGCATAGGCATTAATCATTGCTATTTGTGTCCCATTTACTTTGCCATACATAGGCATTAAGCGTTCAGCCAAACACCATCTGAGAGCCATTGAATAGCCTTGTGGAAACGCTAAATTTTCGTATAAATCATCATAATGACTAAAAATAGTTGTACTAAAAAGGTGCATTTCGCCCTGTGAAGGGTTAGGCCATACAGTTACATTGCCTGATTCTGCGCCAGGATTGTAATAAAGAGCTTTAGGCCAAGGACCATTTAGCGTTTTTAAACCAATTTGGTTGTAATTTTCAAGTGCTAAGATGCTAACCTGATAATCCAAACCACCACCATAAATAGGTTGCCCATTACTGGTAGTGTTTATTCTTACAAAAGCAGAATCAATATTTAATGGTTTTTGGTAATAAAGAGTAATTGGAATAGGCGTTACTGTAGCCGTCATAGCCCTGCTACCAAGACTTAAACTGGTACTTATAGTGTATGTACCAACACCGCCTGATGCGCTTATAACGGATGTAATGGTTGTGTTTGCTGGTATTCCAGTACCGCTGATAGTAGCACCAGCACCTAAATAACCAGTAGTAATAGCACTTACAGTTAAAGTGGTTCCTGAAATAGAGCCTGTAAAGGCTGGCGCAGGAGTTGTAGCATCAAAATTTAATCTATAGGTACCAGCTTCATTAACATTACCGCCAGCACCAGTTAAAAATTCAACAATTCTTGTGGATACACCATTAATTCCAATACCACTAAGGGTTTGCCCTAATGCTACCGCACCTGATGTTACGCCAGTTACTGTTAATACTTTGCCAACAATAGAGCCAGTAATTGCGGCTCCAATGTAATTTGCTGTGCTAGGATTAGGACCAATAGTGTATTGAGTTTGACCTGGAATAATAGGAAACACAATTTCGGTCACATTGTAAATCATCATGTTTTCATTTGACCATTGCTCAATAAGGTCATTAAGCATATCAAACGCATCTTGAGCCGCATCAGGCGTTGGAACTTCTCCAGATTCTAATGCACCAATGTCTTTTAGTGCTCTGCTAATAATGTCTATTGGCTTGCTCATAATATTCCGTTAAATTTTTACTGTGAAAGTAGGAAGAATCCAAGGCTTTTTTAATGCAACAGGCTCTAAAGCTACTAATTGATTATGTAGATTATCTTCAATAATGCACTTTTCATCAATTATTGATTCTTTTTGTATCCAAGCGATTACATCTTTTTCAGTAGTTTGATCTTGTAAAAAATGACTTTTATCTTTAAAAAGCCAATTTCCTTCAGTCATTATTGAACTGGTTTTATCTATGGCAATAACTTGATACTTAACAGAAACAATTATTTTGCCTTCTGCATAAATATCAAGCACTTTCCATTGATAAGTAATCATGCAGTATAGGTCCCAGAACTGTTATAGACCAACACAGTATCGGTTCCGCTGGTAAGGACTGTTGGAGAACCAGTAAATGTTGCTGTGTATGAGGCTGTGGGCATACGCAATATAGCAATACCACTACCGCCATTACCGCCTGATTGAGGAGCATTTAATGCAGAACCACCGCCACCTGAACCAGTATTAGGATTTCCGTTACCAGGATTAACGACAGGGCTTGCTGTGTAATCACCACCACCGCCACCGCTTGCCGCACCTGAACCTTGATTTCCTGGGAAACTTGTAGAAGCACCTCCACCGCCACCGCCAGCATAGGTATTGGAACCGCCTTGAATTAATGTTGTAGTTCCTGCGCCACCGCTATTTGAGGAAGTAGATGCGCTTGAGCCACCACCGCCAGCACTTCCAAGCCCAAAACCACCTGAATAGCCATTTCCTGATGCACCACCTGAACTAGCGGCTGTATTAGTTGGATTTCCTCCAGCACCTCCACCAACGGCATTTACAACACCAGTAATGGAAGTGGTTGCACCTAATGATTGCGCGGCTCCGCCAGCACCAATAGTCATAGTAAATAATGTTCCTGGAATAGCAGTTAAGGTACTAGCAATAAATTGCCCTGCGCCACCACCGCCTGTTCCGCCTCCATTTGAGCCGCCACCGCCACCGCCAACTACAACATAAGTGATGGTGTAATTACCAATAGGAGTTGTTACCATTTTTTGCCACGCACTTAAAGCTGGCAAATAAACTTCATAAAGACCGCCACCATCGGTGTTGTAGCGTATATCTCCAGCTTCAGGAGAAGGTCTTTGCGCTGTATTACCAACTGGTAATTTAAATGCGCCATTTCCAGTAAGACTTAATTGACCAGTAATATTTACATTGTTAAATATAATTAGTCCCGATAAATCTTGGTATAGAAGCGTTCCATTGGCGGCAGGAACGGTTAAGTTATATGTTCCAGCAGTATTTGTACCATTTAAAGTAGTAGTGCCTCCTGAAACAGATTGAAATACTAGCTGAGCCATAATTTATCCTTAAACTGTTACCCAAGATTGAGTTGATTCATTCCATTTATAAGGGCCACCACTTGTAGGTATTTCTACAGGGGCTTCCCAAAGGAAGGTAGTTGTATTTAATGTCCAAGATGGAAAAGGTTGTGGTGCATAAAAAACACCTTCAAAATCACCAATGCTATAGCTTGTATCGTATGTGTAACCAACTCCAGGATAATTTGCACGAATTGGTGTACCGCCATCAGGCGTCATTGGTTCAGCAGGAGGAGAAGGTGCGTAATGCACATTTCCATAAGTGTTGTAATCGCCTAATACCCAAAATCCAGTCTGAGTATTAATAAATTCTTGATCTGCTTTAATTACATCAGCAACAAGGTATTTGCTACCAACAACAGTATTTACGCATTTAGCAAAAGAAGGCATTTATTAACTCCATTGTTCAGTTGGCACAACAGGCCACACAGGATCAATTACAGGATTTACAGCGTAATTTCTAACTGTACTTCTGTAGGCTACAAACTCAGCTTGATTCATTAAGTATGGATTAGATTTAGCAGGGTCAGCTACATCAGGAATGGCTGTCCAATCGGTTTGAGAAAGCAAAGAAGCGGCTATAGATTTACATTTAGCTAACGCTTCTTCAGGCGTAGGTGGCGGTGGGTTTTTAGAATTGTAATCAGCAGTAGCCCATTCTTGTATGCAAGTTACCGCCCAAGCAGGCAAAACTGTAATATCTTCATTTACAGGAGTATTACCCTCTGCATCAGTATTAAATTCAATCCAGCCAATATTTGTTACATCATCAAATTGAAGCGCATGAACATTTAATGGTACGCTAGAAACATCTAAAGGTGAATAACAAAGGTTGTTTTCGCAAACTACTTTATCTGAAGGTATGATTGATAATTGCATTTTTACTTTCCAAGTATGAGGGTTTCTTTTGGTAATATGCCAGCATTAATCATTAATACTTTATGACTCATATCATTTGCTTTTACCATTTCATTTCTGAATGATTCAACAGCGCTACCAGTTTGTCTTTGTTGTTGGCTATTTTCAATTAAAAGAAGTGGAAGCCATGCCATAGAGCAAGCCCAATCTTCTATATCTTCACCAGTATTAGGATTTTTTCCTTGTATTTTCATAAACCAAGCACACTCTAATTGACGGCATGGGTTAAATCCATCTAAAGGACAATTTTGTTTAGGTTCTATTTTCATCAGTCTTTGGTTGCAATAATGACATCAACATATTGAACAGCTAAACTTAAAGAATGACTATGTGATCCGCCACCGCCAGTAGTTGCTGAAATAAGTTGAGGAGTGATTGATGATGCTCCGCCCCATGTGTCGCAAAAAAAGTTTGCGGCTGGATCACCAGCACCACCAGCAAGATCAAGGTAGTGGTTATGTGAAGGAATATTAGCAGTCGCTAAAGTAAAAGCACCTGTACTACCACTTGCAAACGCTGTTGTAAAAGCAACACTACCACCAGTACCAGCAGTTCCACTAACTACACGCAACGCTTTATTGTCATTAGCTGTTGATTTAGTCCAACCAGTAGGTGCAGAAGTTTGCACAAACAACATGACGGTTCCTGAAGGAAACCCACCACCAATACCAGTTAAGCCTGAACCATTTCCTACAAAATTAGTTGCGGTTAAAGTGCCAGTAGAAGGAACAAAACTTAATTTTGTAGAACTGGTTGTTGCCCCAGTAATTGTGCCGCTTGTTGCTGTGGTTATAGTTGGGTAATAAGTTGATGCTGATGATGTATTATCAGTAATCGTTAAACCAGCAGAAATAGCTTGCCAGGTTGGAGCAGATGCTCCATTTGAAATAATTGCATAACCAGCCGTTCCTGTGCTTCCAGCTAAAGAAATAGTGTTATTTACTCTTAAATCAGTAAATGTTCCAGCTAAAGGCGTTGTTCCACCAATAGCCACATTGTTTATTGTTGAAGCTGTAGCAGGATTTACAGTTAATGTACCATTTGGAGAAATTGTTACACTTCCTGCTGATGTTGGGCTTATTTGTATAGCCGCACCAGCACCATTCATATTTATAGAGCCATCAACAGTCACATTAGTGCCACCGCCACCGCCCCATTGCAAACAAGCATTGCCAGTATTAGTTCTTAAAGAACCACCACCTGATCCTGCCGCATCAAAATTTGTGCCTACAAAACTGGTTGTAGCTGTAATAGTAGTTCCACGAACTGTATTGGCTGTTGTACCACCAATAGCAGGAGGGCTAGATAAATCTAAAGTGCCACCTAATGTAAGACTTCCTGAAGAAGTTACTGTACCACTTAGTGATATGCCTGAAACTGTTCCGCCACCACTTACAGAAGTTACTGTTCCTGTAGTAGGAGTAGCCCAAGATGGGACTCCTGAAGCCAAAGTTAATACTTGACCATTAGTTCCTGCCGCTAAGAATGTAGTGGTATTTGCACCTGATTGATAAGGCAAAGAACCAGCCGCACCACCAGCTAAACTTGTAGCTAATGCCGCAGTACCGCCAATAGAAAGACTTGTTGCTGTGCCTGTTAAACCAGTTCCTGCGCCTGTAAACTGCGTAGTTGCTGTAATGGTACTACCACGAATTGTAGATTCCGTAGTAAGCCCTATAGAAGTTCCATCAATAGAACCGCCTGTAATAGCTACAGCACTTGCCGATTGAGTGGACATTGTGCCAAGACCTGAAACTTGTGTATTGGCAATAGCAATAGTCGTAGTTGTTGCTGAAGTAATCTGACCCTGTGCATTTACAGCAATTACAGGAACAGCACTTGCTGATCCATAAGTAGTTGCAGAAACGCCAGTATTGGTAATACTAAAACTAAAACCAGTTAAAGTTAATCCTGTGCCAGCCGTATAAGTAGCCGACACGCTAAAATTAGCCCAATTTACTGCTGTAACACCCAATGTACCACCTGGTTGTGCAGAGCAATAATAAGCAGAATTAGCTTGTAATCCATAAGAAATAAAAGTAATAGCCCCTACTAATTCATTCCAAGTGTCAGCATCGGTTGATCTAGACCATGCACCAGTAGCGGCAATATAAATACCATTGTTTGCGGCATTGGTTTGGTTTTTAACTAAAACTCTATCGCCTGCAATCGTTGTATATCCATCTATGGTCTGTAAACCTGAAAGCGTAATATTTACTAATGTTGCCACCATTACTGGTTGTTTCCAGCTTAATCCTGCCGCTACAAAATCTACATATTGTTTATTTGCAATATCCGTTGATCCTACAGGAGTTGCATTTACTTGACCGCTACTAAATACACCAGTTGAAGGCACAGATGCCCCAATAGTGGTGCTGTTAATCGTGCTATTAGTAATGGTTAATCCTGATTGAATAGGATTAGCAGTCGCATAAAACGGTATTCCCTGGCCTATAAAAGTATTAAAACTTTTATCTTCATTAAAGAAAGCCTGTACAGGAAGTAAATTCTGAACGGTAGAATTAGCTGGATTCGCCATGTTTAAACCTTAATTTATGCCTTCGCCTGGAGTAATTTCAAGACTTGTAGCTGTATTTGAAATAAACCAAGCATCAGGTGGAATTCCGCTAAATACTGCTACACCGTTTGCAGGAATAGACAATACATAAGAAGTACCAGCAGTTGTAGGAGTTGCCACTACAGGCGTTACAGTAGCGTTATTAGGCAGTTGTGGAGCCCAACCAACACGAACAATACCGCTGGTAATATTCATAATCCTGTAAGCAGTAGGATAAGTATTGTTGCTTGCTTTAACTTGTATAGCGGATGTTCCCACTTGATAAGTAGGCCCAAAAGGGCTAAAAGCTGAGTTATACATAATTATTCTTTCGTTATTTCTTCGTCAAACTTAGTCAATAACATTTTATAAGCGGAAACTACCGCCTCAGTCTGAACCAAAAAGACTTGCGCCTTATTTAATTCAGTCTGCATGGCAGTAATTTCAGCCTCTAAAAATTCCTTAGTTATCATGCCGCAGAAGAACACATAATGTAATAAGGAGTGCCATCACTTGCTACCACTTTGATTGTTTTAGCAATAGTAGCTGTGCTTGTAACAAACATTGCGGCAGGAATATTGAACAAATTGCTCATTTTTGCAGTTCCGCTTTCGGTAAAACGAATCCAAGAAGCTGAACCTGGCAATGTAACTCCTGAAGCAAAATCCGTATCAACTTGAAGGGCCGCCAAAGTACCGCCTGGAGCGGCTGTAGTTGCGCCCAAAGTTGCACGAATAGCGTTAGCCGCACCTGAAACTGAACCACCATCTACGCCAACGCTAATATGCGCTCCGTTGATTGTTCCAGCAACGGCAGAACTAGCAACAGTAATGGAAGCATAAGCTCTGATTGTTTCGCCTGATCCTGCGCCTGTAAATTTAAGGCGGCTATAGGTCAAACGAGTATCGCCATTAGTAGCAGAAGTAGCTACATATTCAGAATTTACATTGCTTGAAGTGTTTACTAGCTGGTAATTGCCTGAAGTTCCAATGCTATAACCAACAATGGCTGGATCGGCATAAGCTACACCAGTTGCGATTGAATTGCTCATATTTTTTCCTTTGAATAAGGTTAAATCATTATAGGGTATTAAAGAAAAAAAGCCACACTTTTTAAGCGTGGCCTTTTCCTTTTACTTCAGGGTATTAGTTTGAAACGCTAAAGTCGTAACCATATACATAAACATCAAATGTTGCACCAGCTACCGCAGTAGTTAGTCCAGCAGTTACATTTAAGAATAGGTTATCAACTGTAGTTGCAGTCGTTTGTGCAGTAGGAGCTACTAAAGATACGCCTACAACAGAAGCTAAGTTAGCCGCTGTAATTGCACCATATAGGCTTGAACCACCTGAAGTTGTTGCTACGCCTAATGCTAAACCAGTAGGCGTTACAGCCGCACCAGCGTTGTTAAGGTTAGTAACAATTAAACTTTGTGGAAGAAAAACAGAGCTATTAACTACTGGCATTTTGTAGCTTGCAATAGCGTTTGCGTTCACATTTTTGATTGTAGCGATCAAGCGTAGTGTTTGGCTTGTCGTTACATTCGATGGATGTGCTGATGAGGTTACTGCTGGTCCTGGATTTGCCATGATTATTTCCTTTAAATTAATTAAAAAGGAAGGGCTTTCGCCCCTCCATTATTAAGCCGCAACTCGGCAAGCAAGTTCTTGGTACAAAGGAGCCCAGCCATACAGTACATCAACACGAGTCGGAATAGAATCGTTGTTGATGGTGTATTGACGAACCACACGCATTGAAAGACCAATTTCCTTATCGCTTGCACGACCAGCAAAATGAACGCCTTCAGGCAATTCCAAGTCAGCCATAGCCAAAGTAAACGCATTTTTGTGCATTACGATGTTTTGTGGAGAAACTACACCATTACCGCTTGCATTGTATTGGCTTGCAAAGAAGGTGACAGCGGCAGTTGCTGAAGTTGAAGGAATTGTCACATTTTGGAACTGACCACCGCTGATAACAGCAGGAGAAACAGTTACAGAAACGCTTGAACCTGAAGCTACTGATACAGCAGACTTAACTACGAATGAACGCAATCTGTTTGTGCCGTAGGCTTGACGGTTTTGTGGGTTTACTGCAAATACACCAGCAATAGTAAATGTATCACCAGCGTTCAAATTGATAGTACCAGTATTGGCGGCTGTCAAAGTGATTGTAGAGCTAGAAGCCCAACCTGATGTCAAGAAACCAGTTGCAGTTGTAGTAGCAACAGAAGCAGTAACAGTAGAGCTAGAGAAATTACCAAAAGTCTGTGAAACGATGTTTTGGTCAAGTTTCCAATCCATACCTGAACTGTCACGACCCATCAAACCTTTGGTGTACTGGCTAGAGATTTGTGCTGTTGGAACAAACAAACCTTTTAAGCTGTCTACAATGGTTGCAGATGTGAACGGCTCAACGATACAAGAACGCTTACCATCTCTAGGAGCGCCTTCAGAATCAAGGAAAGCCTGTGCATTGAGGTAAGTTAGCAAGCCAGTTGGAGGCGTACCAGCAGTACCAACGATGTTAGCTGTGTTCAATGTTGCCATTGTTGTGCCGTCAAAGTCGATTTTGTTAGCAATAGCCGCAACTGCTGGCTTCAGAATACGATCAGAGAACATATCCAAAGACAAAGCAAGGTCCTGCGTTGTAAATTGTGTATCCACATGGAACTGAGTGCTTAATGTTACAGGGACTGAAGTTTCGTTCAAATCTTCTACATTAAGAGCAGGGCCAGTAGTACCGATAAAGCGACCTGGTCTGCGTACATTGACGGTTGCGCCAATCTTTGCACCAACTACAGCGAACTGATCGTCATAGTTACGGTCTACTTGTGATGAGAATGTTAATTCGTTTTCGAGGACCATCAACGCTTCGTTGGTGATCTTCGAGATAGTTAATAGCGTATTTGCCATGATTTAAATCTCCAAAAAAATTAGGTTTATCAGCGTATCCGATTAGCCTGTCTTGCGGCTTTCCATTGAGCATACGAACCGTAGAATTCACCATTGGTGTCCACAAGTACATCTGCTCCAGCGGATTTACCGCCCTTCAAAGGGCTAATAGGTGCTGGTGCTTTACTTTGCGAAACAGTTTTCGCTTCCTTTTTTGGCGTAGCTTCTAGCTCTGCCTCAAATTTAGCTTCCATTCGACCAATTTCTTTAAGAGCTTTAATGGCTGACATTGAAGTTAAAGATTCAGCATAATCATCATCAGAAGCTATTTGATACAGGATTTGAGGGCCAACATCTGATTCTAAAATAGCATCTCTAATTGCATCGCTTACTACTACGGTGCTACTAGACACAATGTCATTAAAATCAGGCATTTCCTTCTTTGCCTTATCAACTTTATCGTTCCAAGATTTTAAAACCTTGTTCCGTTCTTCTTCAGCTTTACGCTGTGATTCTGCAATATCTCTATCTTTTAATGCCTTTTCAGCACTCCATTCCGCCAAGGCTTCTGCATATTCAAAAGCATCATCGAATTGGCTTGCTTGTGGCTTATCGTTTACATTAGCTGTTTGAGCTATTGTTTGCGGATTTGCCCTTGCCTCTACTTCTCTTAAACGAGCCTCAAGTTGTTCCGCTTTGGCTTCAGCATCCTGAGCCCTTTTGGTTACTTTAGAGAACCGCTTTTCTAACTTGTCTTTTGGCTTTTCTGCCTCAGTAGCTTCTTCCTCTGCTATCGGCTCACTCAGTTGTTCTTCTTCGGCTACTGGCTCTGTCTGTTCGACAGCCGCAGGCTCCTCTTGAACTTCCGCTAAACCTAATCTTTCTGCATAAAAGTCTGCCGCATTACTACTTGTTACTACATTTGATGCTTCTCTTGCTTCTGTATCGGCCATGATTTCTCAAGCTCCTGATTTATATAAGTCATTTTTAAACTACTAAAAAATAAATGTCAATTTATTATTCGTCAGATTGTAACGCTTCTTTTGCTTTTTGTAGCATAGTTTCGTGTTCTTTTATCTGTTTAGCATCCATAGTTTCATAAATGCTTTTTGGTTCTTCAGGCTCATACTTTCTACCAGCCCTACGAGCCATTTCACGCAATATAAATTCTTCTCTGTTTGCTCCGATTACTGTAGCCATGTTTTTCTCCGATTAAATAGCTCTTTCAATTGCTTCTCTGTCTACTGATGTTTCTGATTTTTCATCAATTTTTGACAATATAAGGGCTAATTGGGCTTTCATGCGCTCAATTTCAAGCCTTGTTTCGCTATCGATAATTGTGTCATTAGCTTTGGCTTCCACTTGCATTTGTGTGCCTGCCATACGAGCATCAACTTCCATGCGTTTACGAGCAGTTTCAGCTTCTTCTTGTTGTTGTTTAATAGAAGCACCATACTTCATGTCCATCTGCATACCCTGTAATTGCTGTTGCAACTGCTGGATAACTTGCTGGCTTTGTGCCAACTGCATCTGAACTTGTGGTGGAATATCTGATTTTTCATCAATTTGAGCTAACGGATTAGCCGCGGCCAAACGATCAGCAATGGTTTCAGCACCTGGAAAATCCATGTTTCTAAAGACTAAATCACCAGCTTGTTGCATTAGAGCAGGGTCTACTTGTAGCATTTGTATCATAGAATCTACAGCTTCTTGGCGTTTAGAGTTGTAGCCAGGGCCTGTTTCCATCACTACATCGTATTCACCTACGGTTACATCGTTTAGCAATGTTTCAACGCCTTCATCATTAACTGACGGCTGATTAACCATAATCATTTCACCTTTACCATCATCACCAATGATGCGTAAGCATCGTTCTTTGTCATAAACACTAGGAATTAGGTCAAGAATAATGCGCCCAGTTTGTTTGATAGAACGAGTTAAATTATCGTAATAATGGAAATTGGTCATGTCAGTCTGCTGTTGCTGACCTTGTATTGCTTTTCCTGACATATTTCCTTGCGGCAACTGGCTTGGGTCATAAATACCCACAACTGCCATTAAATCCGCATTTAAACCAGCTAATGCTGTAGTGATACCAGTAGGAGGCGGTTCAGGCTGAAGTCTAGTAGGAACTCCTGCTGGCCTGCCTTCGCTGTCTGTTTGCTTGTAACGCAATACAGGCAAGGATTTAATATTAGCCTGTGTCCATTCATCTTCATGGCCTTCATCTTGGCCTTCAGCCAATAGCCATTTAGCTTTAGGGGCCAAGGCAACTGATTCTGTAAGGGCAGTAGACCAAAAGTTATACATTCTTTGTGGGTCTTTAGCCATGCGAGTAAGGCCAAACTTCTTTTTCTTGCTATCAACTACCAACTGCTGACCATAAACAGGCACAACAGGAATGTATTTGCCAGCCCAATCACGACTTTCTAGGATTTGCATACCAGTTAGTTTTACCCACTTAATTTGCTTTTTGACGGTAACTCTACGGCTTACTTCATAAATACCAGCGGCAAGCATTACATCCTGGCTAGGCATTTCATCTTCATAAACTGTAGTGCCATCACTTAAAAGCACCAGCTTAGTGTGCTTGTATTCGGTGTAGAAGTATTCCGCAATGCGAATATCTTCTTTGGTAATCCATTCGGATTGCGAATCACCAGTTCCTCTAGGTGTAAACCCTGCATCTGTTTCCGCA